AATTTGAAGAAGTTTATTAAGATTAACAGCGGCATTAACAGATGTAACCTCTTCCCCTGCAGCCACCATGAGCATTTCTTTTTTGAGAAGTTTGTAGTATTTTGCCTGTTGCGGAGTAAGGGGGGCGTCTCTGAAAACATGTGTCACCTCTGGTAAATCTAAGCATTGTTCTTTAGTAAATCGGATTGCTGGTTGAAGTGCATCAAATACAATTTCATTGGCGTTTTCTTTAGGAACCCACCTATATCGACCAACGTTTTGCATTGTCTGATCTCTAAACTTACCAAAGAATTTAGGCACTTGATGAGCCACGCACATCTTAGCTAAGCCGTAAGCGTCCGTTGGGTTTTGGGCGGCTGGTGTTCCAGTCATCATCCATAGCCACGTGTCTGGTGTTATTAAAGAATTGAGTGTTTTCCATCGCTGTGTAGTAATCGTCTTATAAGCATTAGCTTCGTCAACTACAATTAAATCAAAGCCGCCTTCAGCAATTTCGTTGCGTACAATTTCAATGCCATCATAATTAATAATAACGAACTCGGCGCTGCCTCTAATAACTGCTTTGCGTTTCTCTCTATCTCCATACGCAATATTAACTCGGCGATGAACTGCAAACTTAAACAAGTCGGCTTGCCATGCGGATTGCATAATAGATAGCGGGCAAATAATAAGAACTCGGTTTATAACTTCCTGTTCTAGTAGGCAGTCGGCTGCCCATATTGCTGATGCTGTTTTGCCTGTACCCTGCTCATTAAAGCAGAAGGCTCTTTGGTTTGTTGCTAAAAATATTGATGTTTCTTTTTGATGCTCCATTGGGGGGTATACCCCAGGCCACTTATATACATTATTTTTTGCCATTTTTTGGCTTGTTTTGTTTGACTGTATGGTCTGAGTTTCGGCTAAATGAGCGGTTGGAGCTAGGCGATTTAAGTTTAAGGTTGCCTGCCGCATTTGTACCGCCTTTTGATAAGGGAATGACATGGTCAATATCCTTCCCCGTTCGGTCTATGCCCTTCTTGTCCATCGCATATCGGGCTTTCTCCCGTGCATTGCGGGATGGCTGTTCCCCCCGCTCTTTCTGTTGCTGGTATTCTTTCTTGTACGGGCGTGGTTTGTTCACGTAAGGCATAGCGGTCTTCCTCTTTATGGAAAATGTAGAGACTTCCATCTCCTAACACTATGTATTTTGGCACATTTTTAGGGTTTTTGCCGTACATTTCCGCAACAATAGCATCTAAATAGGCTACTTCATCGTCAATCTCTACCATACCTGCAAATGGGATTGGTTCTAAAGACATGGGGGCGGCTCCTTTGGTTTGTCAGGGACGTGATCGTATGCGGGAGTTTCCCAAAACTTACTATTGTTTGATATACCAAGAATATCAGGCTCTTCTTGCGTATAAAACTCGCCTTCTATATCTTTTGGATTTCTAGGGGCACCCTTCCACACTACAAAAATAGTCTCGGGATGCTCGCATCTTTTTTCTTTAAGCATCTGTATCTTGTATTCACGAGTGCAATCCAAGCAGTGGTTCATAGGGTCGTGTGGTTGGTTAGTTTTATGTGATTGCCACATGTATTCCGTATACTTAATTCTGCTTTCAAAGCAAGGCGGATACCACTCAGGGTTGTACGGTTTAATTGTTATTATTCTTTTATCGCCCACTTTGTTTCTCCAATCTAGCAATCTCACGGTTGATATACCACACCGCTTTCTTTAAGTCTTCTAAATGTTTACCCTTCAATCCCGCCCGCCACACATATTTAATGGCATTGCCAAGGTTAAAATTCATATGCTCAGTAATCTGTATGCACTCTATACCCGATGGGTGGTCGGTGTAGTGAACTGGGTGGTTTACTGGGTCTGTCATTTTTTTAGCGCCTCGTTAAGACGTTGTGCTTGCGGGTGTGGTTGAGACACGTACGGTTTAAATACTGGAGGTATCTTGCTTTTAGCCATTTTAAATTCGTCTGGTTCTGGTCTGTAAGATACAAACTTTGCTTCGTATAATCCTGATTTCATTTCTCTTGTGCCTTTCTTACATTTTCCAAAGCTAAATTTATACAAAAGATTGCCGTATAGAATCCAAAAGCAAAACTACCAGCCATTGCTAATCCAATCCAAATACCTTCAGTCATTTCTCTTCCTCAACCTCATTACTAGCATCAAATCCATATTGCCAACCCATTTCAATCAATAGCAACTCATCTTCTGTATAGGCTTTAGTGCGTGGTTCTCCATCTTCTAACCATTGACCAGCTTTCCATTCTTCAAATGTTTTGTATATCATTTCTCTTGTGCCTTTCACGCTACTGGTTCATTGTTCAAAATAATGCCTCCTCAAAACTTCCCAAATCTACCGATTTCTTTTTCGAACGTAATTGTTTGAACGTCCACCCAACTCTCCCACTTACGAGCGCCCGTGCTTCTTCTCGCCTTGAGACCGTTCGCATCAATTCTTGGTTCTCGTCGTAAATTAGATACAGGAGCATAGTCAGTTAGCTTTCCAAATTCAGTTACAGTCGGCGGCAGGTTTCTAAGTGTCTCTAATACTATCTCGTCAAAGTATAGATACTTTCTTGGTCTACCTCTAGGCACTCTTTTTCCTTTTTGATTTAGCTGCAACAATACCTACTTCTTGTTCGGGTTCTTTATTGCGTGCTTCTAGCATCTCATCAGCAAACCTATAACATTCTTCTGCACTCACCCCTGTTATGCTTCTAAGCATTGCAAAGCAATCCCTCAAGTCTTCGTCGTTCATCTGTAATTCCCTCTCCCGTTATGCTCACATTCCAATACTGAGCAGAATTTCCTACAAGTAAAGTTAGGTTTTGGATTCCACAAATTGTTTTCAAAAGCCTTTTCTAACTGATCTGTTTCCTGCTTCCAACGCAACCAATAAACCTTTTCATCTTTCTTGTTATATTTAGCCTTAATAAAGTCGTTACATACTACAAACGCTAGACCCGCTTTTACTCTTTCAATGTTGGGAAAATGCTTGAACAAAGCCAATGACATCAATTCCAACTGCTTAGTATCCGCATACTGACTAGACTTTCCTGTCTTGTAATCAACTACGTGGGCTAAGTCCCCCTCTACAATAACTAAATCTCCTACACCTCTGAACCAAACTTCTTTGTCAAAGAAACCACAAGGTTCTAAGTCCTTGGTCAATCCCATCTTATATTCGACTAGCTTCTCACCTGGTATAGCGTTAAGCACATCCAATATTGGAACCATATAAGAAAACTTCTCAGGTATTGGTGTACCTTTTCCTATGTAATGCTCAGCCGCTTCGTGAACTGCCTTGCCATATATAATAGCTTCAGTTGTAGGCTCTTTGATATCCTTGATTACCCTTAGATGGTAGTATTTTTTAGGACATTGTTGAAACAACCCAAGCGAGGAATATGACCAAGTAATACTCATGAATTGCTTTCTTTAGCTATCAAACATAACAATCTAGCTTCAACCAATGCGTACTCTGCATACAGTTGGGCATCTTTAAACTTTCTTTCTAACATACAATCTTCAAAGTCTTTTAAGTTTTTACGTATATCTAATAAGAACTCAGCATAATCCATTAATGTTCCCATTCATCGTCGTCCAAGTCAGCATGTTCAAGTATTGTTTTCTTAGCACGTTCTAGTAACCACACCATAAGAGCGGAGTCACCTGTGCTAGAGACTAATCGTTCTGCACCCATCTTAGTGTAGCCAATAACAATTACGCACTCGTACTCACCTTTATTGTTTTCTAATACGGTGTCGGCGTCGATGTCATCGGTTGTACCGCCTGTAAAAGGTAGAATTTTAGCGGTCATTTTTTAGTTGCTTTCTTGACAACGCTCGCTGCTTTTTTGACAACGGCTCTAGTGCGCTTAACAGGAGTTTTGCCACCTTCATCGGGTCTAACTCGGTACTCATCAATTGCTGCGGCAAGTAAACTAACGATACCCCACTGCACAAGTGTTTCGAGTCCTTCTTTATTAAACGTAACTTGAGCATCGGCTGAGCCATCTTTGTTTTCCTTAATAATCTTTACACTTATGCCAAGGGTATCTTCAATCGTTGTTTTTCTTTTTGGTTCTAATCTTGGTTTTAATGCCATTTTATTGCTCCTTAGTTGCTAGTTGCACAGCGTCATAGACTTGCTTGGTTGCTTTTAAAACATACTCAATATCGTTAGGGGTTAACTGCCCCATCAACTGCATTATCTTCATAACCGCAATATCGTTATTTAAAGCTTGGGGTTCTACTAATTTTTCAATCATTAACATTCTCCATAAGATTTACCAACACCTATTTCACAAGCAAGGGGAAGAGTTAATGCCCAGGACGGCCGCCAATTCATGCACTCCTCTATGTAAGCCAATGCCTCGTCCTTCTCTTCTTCTTTAACCACAGCCATCACCGCATCGTGTACAGTTAAGGCAACCTTGTACTTCCTACTAATCTTTAGCATCTGCTCACCAATGACACAACGGGCTAACGCTTGGCATACATTCTCTACTATCTTCCCACCGTAAATCTTGATACGACCACGTCTACTTGCGTAGCTATATTGGTCATCACTATCTTTTTGTAGGTCACGATAGTTTAGGTAAAGTCCACTAGGTAATAAAAAACCTGATTCCGTAAGGCTAAGTGCTTGCGGTTGACACCCGACAGGCGCAGTTTTCTTTTGTGTGAGCGCATCAAGGGCGCTATTAGCTTCTTTCCACAGTCGGGGTATGTGGGAGTAAGTGGCTCTGTAAACCGAGATAATTCTAGCCGCTTCCTCATCCGCAATTTCCACGCCAAAAGTTTTGAGTTGTAATGCAAATTTTTTACTACCCATGCCATACCCCGCACCGAGAATCGTCGTCTTGCCGACGAACCTTTCGCCCGAGTCGATTTCTTTTTCATCCTTGTTATATATAGCTGACGCCATGATCTTGTAGACATCTTCTTTCCTTTCAAACGCTTCGATCAAATCCTTTTGACCCGACAACCATGCAACTGTTCTTGCTTCAATTTGTGAAGAGTCGGCGTCAATTAAAACATGTCCTTTAGGGGCAATAATAGAATCTTTTAAGAGGGATTTGCGAGGTAGGTTTTGTAAATTGAGTTTGTCATCGCCTCCCCAACGACCAGTATGAGCAGCATAATAACGAAGAGGTACTGGCATCCTGCCCCGTAGGGATATTTGGATAAATCTTTCTGTTCTAGTTTCTTCAAGTGTGCTTTTAGTTCCAAGTCGTGCGGCAACGATGGCTTGAACCCTCTCATCAGGGTATTCCATAAGGGCTTTAAATCCTTCGTCGTTCTTGGCAAAAGCATACGTTTCCTTTCCGTTGGCGGGGCTTATCTTCATAGGTGGCTCAACCCCAAGAGATATAAGTAATTCAGCCAGCTTTGGGTTTGACATCAGGGTATCTTTATCTGATACGCAAGCATCAAGTAACTTTTCTTTGCGGGTCCGCACTTGCATGAGGTGTTGTTCAAGTAGCGGTGTATTTAGTTGAAGCACGGGCTCAGAAAACATCTTGATCGTAAGGTTAATTAGTTGTAGTTCTGATTTTGAGAAGCGGTCGGCGAGGATAAAGAATAGTTTGTAGGTTAGTTCCACGTCATTAATGCAATACTTACCATACGCATTAAGTTCGTTAGAAGAAAAATCTGCCCTTCTTTTACCCAATGCGTCAAGGACTTCTGTTCCTTTTGTGCCAAGATTGTAGCGCTCCACAAGTTTAGCAAGGGAGTTTCCAGCTTCCAACCCATCTGTCGAACGAGCCATGCTAAGCGTGTCAAGCCAAGCCATCGGTTTAATACCAAACCCCCAAGTAAGGATAGCGGAATCAAACATAGCATTATGGGCAAGAGCAAAAGAATGGCACCAATCAAACTTATACAAGAACTTAGAAATCTCATCATGTGTCCCACTAAACCAAACTGCATCATTGTCGTTCTCCTTAACGGCTACACCTATGACTTCAAACATATCCGAACGGACATATTCCTCTGTTGTGACTTTAGTAAGACTAAACTCCCTACTGTAATAGGTTTCAAAGTCTAGGGTAATTATGTTCATAAAGTCTGCGTTACTCCAGCAATAGGAGTTTGTCCTACAGCCAAAGCATCTAGGCGGGCTCTTAAGTGCTCGGTTTGTTCAATAGTTATCGAAGGTATTGTAGGGATCTTTCCCCTAAAAGGTATTTTTTCTTCCCGTGTTAGTTTTCTATCGGGGTTTACAAGTTTTTCTAATACTTTCTCAGTAAAGCGTTGCTGCATAAGGGCGTTCATACTTTTTTCAAGGGCTTGCCAGTCGTCCACAGCTAAAAACATTCTGTAAGATTGAATTAAATGACTCCATTTACCTTCTCTATCCCCCGCAAACTCCTCAGGGTGGGTCTTCATTCTTTCAAGCAAAATTTTTACGCCATCATTCATTTTTTGTTTATCCTAGAGTGAGGGAACTGGTTAGCAT